GTGCTCGGCATCGGCTGCACGGCCGGGGTGGCCGGGTTGTAGCTCTGCCCGGCGAAGGTGACGAGTTGCGAGCCCGTCGCACTCGGGGCATTCGCGATGGAGTACAGGTAGCGAGACGACGATGGGTTGAGCGTGACGTCGATCCATTGATCGACGAGATACTCGGTGTTGCGCTTGGCCGGGTCGAAGGTCGTGCCGGTCGGGACTCGGAACAGGGCGACATCGAAGCGCTTGTTGGTCTGGTCGCGCAGGTAGGTCACCAGGCGGAGGTTGTTCCCCCAGACACCGGGGCTCGTCGCCGTGACGGTGAACAGCGGTGTGCCCGACGTGTTGGGTGCCGTGGCGTCGAACACGTCGATGTCGGCTGGCACAGCGTTCGCACCAGCGATGCGGGTGATGTACGCCTGCCGTCCCCCGTTGCCGAAGAAGTCGTTCACGGCCATGTGCAGGTCGGTGTAGTCCGTCCCGAACAGGGTCGTGAAGCTGGCCCACGACGTCACCAACGTCGGGGTGACCGGCCCCTGGGACGAGCGGCCGATGAAGGCGGCACTCGTGGTGGTGGTCTGGGATGTGGCCGATGCCGGGCGGAAGAGCCGCTCCGACACCTGGACCGAGGGATAGTAGCTGTCGCTCACAGTGAGTCCTTTCGAGCTGATACGTAAGTCTCCGAGAAGGTGCTCCTAAGCATCAGCGGTCGTGTCCCACCATGCGTACTCTTCACCGTCATGTATGCCCCTCAGTGAGAACCCGACCTGCAGCACACGGATGTACTCGGCCGGATCAGTGACGGGCATGTGCGCCGAGATCTTGAGTGTGTAGACCTTCCTGAACACCGGCTTGCCCTCGGGGTCGAGGTAGTCGGAGCGAGTCGAGCCCATGTTGTCGAGCCACCGCTGGGTGTCGTCGGCGGGCACGTGCAGCGCGCCGAGGTTGTTCAGCGGGAGGTACTGGTACGAGAGGAGCTGAGCCGTGAGGCGGCGGTCCTGGCGGGCGTACCGGCAGTGCGTAGCGACTTGGTAGTACAGGTCGTACGGCTGGAAGAGGATCGTCTTCGCATAGGGAGCTGCCGGGTCGAGCCCACCGATGCCGAGCATCTCTGCGTACTCGGCGAAGGTCGGCGCCGTCGACGGCCACCAGTCGACGTCGACCGTCTCCAGGGAGTGCGTGCGGTCCGAAGCGAACACGACGTCGATGAGGTCGATCGTGATGAACGGGAAGATGGCCTCGCGCTCGGTGGAGGGCATCCCGAACCACACCTTCACCCGTCGGTGCTCCTCCTCCACAGAGGGATCCGGCACGGTGAGGCTGGAGAGCTTGGCCTTGAGCGCCTCGTCCTCGGCGAGTAGGAACCCGACGTCAGCCACGCTGGTTCACCGCTTTGTCCCACGCGAGGCGAGCAGCGGTGGTGGACTGAGCGATGCCCTGCCGGAAGACCGGCTGCATCTGAACACCGGGGGCGCCGTACTCGCGAGCAGCATCCTCCTCGTCGAGGTCGACATAGATCGTGTCCCCGTCGAACTTGACGTCCACCGGGTGACCAACGGTGCGCTCCAGCGCTACAGCAACCTTGTCGATCATCGCATCGACTCCGCCCATGAACAGGTCAAGCGTGTCGTCGTCGTTCAATCCGCCGCACATCGCGGCAATGAACTCGTCGTTGAACGAGACCAGGGCCATTCGTCTGGGCCTTCCGTTGGGTTGAGCTTCTGGGGAGCAGGTCGCTTGTCCTGACTCGAATCCCAGAGTAGTGCCACAGCAGGAGGAGGGTGAGCCCTGAGGTCAGGCCGCCACCCATGCAGTCCCGTTGTAGAACTGGATCGCACCCGTGGTGCTCGACTTCCACCTGTCTCCGTACACGTACGGGGCGATGGGGAGCGCCGGGCTCGTGGTAGCGCGAGCGGGCCGGTAGGTCAGCGTGAGGAGCTGGCGCGCCAGCACAGCCTGCGAGGCCACGGGCGGAGCGATGCCCACGCCCTTGCGCCACAGGAAGCCCGACGTCCACCCCGGAAGGTTCTTGAGGACTTGGAACGGCGTCGTGTTAACCGCTCCGACCTGACCCGTCATCGAGCCGGTGACCGAGGCGAGCTGCGTTCCCATCGTGCTGTACACGCCCACCCTGATCGTGGCGGCCGTGCGGTCGAGGGTCATGATCAGGGCCACAGGAGAGCGCGTTGCTGCGGCAGGCTGAGCTGACAGCACGGTGTTCAGCGTCCCGCCCGTACCGTTGAACAGACCCTTCACCGGCATGGTGGTGCCGTTGGTGAGGTTGAACTGCGAGGTGTCGGTAGCAGCGACCAGGCCAGCGATGAGCGAAGCCGGGTTGGGGATGTTGCCGAGCACGCCGACCCAGCCGAGGACGGCGTCCTCGTTGGCAGCCAGGTTGAAGACCCCGGCCCCTGTGTTCGCCACTGAGAACAGGTTGGTCGCTGTGGCCGGGACGGGGTTGATGTAGGCAACGACCCCGTCGGGGATGATGCTCAGCGCCTGGGTCGCTGCAGCCGTGTACGCCAGGGTTACGGTCTGTCCGCTCGTGGCGGGGAACGTGGTGGCGCCGGGGGTGATGCGTCCGATGTCGTGCGGGGTGATACGCACGGCGTTGGCCCGGACAGCTCCCGAGGCGTACAGCCGTCGGAGGGCAAGGTGTGGGTTGATGTTCTGGTTCCAGATGTACGTGGTCAACGCAGCGCCCGAGTCGAGGGCCGAGGTGATGGAGGCGATCTGGGTCCACCCCGTGTCGTCATCCAGTGCCGTGCCGGGCTTGCGCAGCTTCACCGCCAACGTCTTCGTCGCCTGCACCCACTCTGCGCTGATCTGGAACCAGCCGTCCACCTGATAGGGAGTCGTGGCTCCAGCAGCGGACACCGTGGTGAGCAGTACCGAGGCGTCGCTCATCGTGCACAGGGCCTGCACCGCTCCGGTGTTGGTCACGTTGGCAGCGATCGAGCCGCCTACACCGATGCGCGACTGAGTGTCGGTGGTATTGCGCCACACCTCAGCCCGCATCATGCGGTTGCTGGCTGCCTCGATCGTCACAGGTGCGGTGATGGTGTTGGCCGAGGTGATCGGCGTCCAGATGCACGGCCCGACCAGACGGATCAGACCGGTGTTCGTGGCTTCGAGGAGCGTCTTGTCCTGGCCGACGTACGTGGTGCCGCCGAGCTTCGTCACCGTATGGGCCGTGGCCGACGTGAACGTGTTGCCAGGGCCGAACACGCCGTTGACCTCGAACACCTTGGTGCCCAGCACGGGAGAGGTATTGGCTCCCACACCGTTGTAGACCGCTGCCGAGTACAGGATGCCGTTGAGCACCTCTCGCATCGCCACACCCGACAGGACATACCCGGCGCCCAGGAGAAGCGATGAGGTCGAAGCGAAGCTCCCTGGGAACGCAGCGGCGATGGAGGTGCCGTGCTGAACCCACGTAGGAGTCGCACCCGTGCCGCCGGTCCAGAACCTGACGTCGCCGACCACAGTGTCAGCCGTGACCCCGACCCAGGCTGCCTGACCGGGGGTGAACGCATAGGCCGCCGTTGCGGTCGCTGTCCCGGTGTTCGAGCCGGTGGTAGACCACCGAAGCACAGGGGTGCCATCCGTGAGGAGCCCCCACCGGTACGAGCGCTGGTTGTCGTCTGTTGAGGTCTTGCTGATGATTCCCTGTTGCAAACCTGAAGACCAGGCGTCGGGGGCGATGCGCGCTACGAGACCGATCGACCCCGTGATGGACAGGGCTGCCGACGTCGGGACAGAGAGGCCCGAGCCGTCGACACCGTCAATGTCAGCCGAGAGGTAGAACCCAGCGCCCCGGTTGGGGATGCCCACCATCAGGAACCGTCCGTGGCGACCCAGAATCCAGTGAGGTCGAGCATGGCGTTGCCGGTAGTCACAGCGTTGTTGCCGGTCTGTGGGGAGATGGGTGCCCAGCCATTGGGGTGCAGGATCGCCGAGTGGTAGTCGGGCGAGAGGATCCAGATCTGACCCACGAACGGGGTGGTGGGCGGCAGCGTGCTCACGACGGGGCGGTAGCGGGCATCCAGCTCGGTGATGCTCCAGAGTCCACCCGTGCCACCAGCGTTGGCCTGCGTCCCCGTCGAGCGCGCCTTGACCATCCACGTGACGGCGATGACGGGCGGGAGCACATCGAACGGCTCGTTCGAGCCGGTGTTCCCGACCGTGACGCCGGTCTTGGCCGTCGTGTCGAGAGTGTCCGGGTCGAGTAAGAGGGCGAAGGTGCCGTTCTGGTCTCCAGTGGGGTGCAGGTTGCCGTTGGGCGTCGAGTAGACGCCGCGCCCCGCCTTCGGGTGACGGTGGCCAGGGTCGGTGAGCGGGTGGCCGTGCGACGGCAGATTGGCCTCAGTGAGGGAGACCTCCACCGACCCGGCTACGTCACCAAGGGTGAGAGCCACCCCTCCGCCCGTGCCGATCGGGATGCGTCCCTGGAAGTTGGGCAGTGCGACCGTGCCGACGTCGGACCCGTAGCGGCTGCCGACGATCGCCGCCAGCTCAGCCGTCGCAGCAGCGGTGGTCGAGATCATCTGTCCGATGAGCCCGATCCACCCTGCGGGGATGAAGGCGCCCGCGCCGATGAACGGGGCGATGGTGCCGACCGGGATGGCGTCGTCGGACGGGTCGTACGAGCGGAACGAGACCCAGCCCGTGGCCGCACCGGAGGAGTCCGCCTTCATCCAGAGTGCAGCGTTGAGCGGCGCCTCGACGTCGACGTAGAGCGAGCCCTTGTCGGCGATGACGACGCCCTCCGGCTTGCCCGAGCCCCGCAGGAAGTTGGCTGCCTGCAGCACACCAGTGCCCGACACCGACGCCACAGTCGAGCCACCCGACGTCTGCACGTCGAGGGTCTTCTGGTTGGCAGGCGTAGCGGTGCGCGCCTTGAGCGTCAGCAGCGATGTGGTGCTGTCGGTGGCCCTGATGGTGAGACCGGCCGCCAGCTCCATGGCCGAGGCAGCGAGCCGCGTGAGCGTGCTCTCGACCCAGGTAAACCTGCCGTCAGCTCGCAGGGTGAAGCGTCCTGCTGGTGCATCGGACTCGACGAAGGACGTCGAGTTGGAGGCGAACGTCCGACGCAGTGTCTGCTCCATCATGACGCGCTTGTCGACGATGGCCGACGTGGAGATCGACGCGGCGCTCGCTCCCACGAGCACGGAGGCGAGCAGGCATTGCGTAGCAGGGTCGAAGTTGGGGAAGACCGGGTTGGTCGCCGAGGCCACGCCTCGTACGGCGGTGAGCAGCCCGGCGTTGTTGGTGACGATCAGGTCGAAACGAGGGTTGGCGTCGCTGGTCTGGATGGTGACCGACCCACCAGCGACCGCCACAGGAGCACCGTCCACAACGGCATTGCCGCTTGCCACGACCACAGACATGTTGGGCGAACCCTGCGATGCGACGGCGCAGCCAGAGACGACTCCAGTGGGCCCGTAACCGAGCGCCTTGTAGTCCCCTGAGTCGGGTTCGGATTGGTCGACGGCAGCAGCGTCTGGGCCGTTGGGGACGGTGAACCCCATGAGTCAGTCTCCTTTGATGGAGCCGAGGCCCTCGGCGACGAGCGCCGCGGCATCGGCGGCGGTCATCTTCACGGGCACGCCTGCGGCGAGGGCGAACGACGCCCCCGACTCAGTCGTGGTTCCCATGGTGTTCGATGTTGGCAGGAAGTACACCATCCCGAAGAGCTTCGGGACCACACCCTCCGGTGAGGTGGGCGTTTCAAACTCCTGCTCGGGTGGGGGCGCCTGCTCTGGTGCTGGCTCGGGCTGGGGTGCGGGCTCAGGAGCCTGCTCCGGCTCAGGAGCCTGCTCCGGCTCAGGAGTGGCGGCCTCTTCCTCGACCGCCGGTTCTGCAGCCTTCTTGCGCGCAGTCACTGCTGCTCCCAGAGAAGGTCACGCTTCTGCAGATACTGGTAGATGTGCGGCGGCACTCGGTACCGGTGACCACGCTTCATCTCGATGCGCTCCGGGCCGTAGAAGATCGGGCCGACATCGACGATGACACGCACGATGTAGTCGTCCTGCTCGGGGTCGACGACGACCACGCCGAGGTCTTGGATCTCGTCGACGACGACGGCGTCCTCATTCATGAAGTTCGCAGTGGAGGTCGTCTCGTTGAGAGTGTCCTCAACGACCACATCGTCTGAGTAGTCATCCTCATCCACCGTGAAGTCGTCTTCGATCTCTTCAACTTCCTTGACTGTCATACGAGTTCCCCTGTTCATAGTTGTACGGATTGAGTACGTGAAGAGCGAAGCCCTCACGCCCCGACGCTAGCCGTTGACGTGAGGGCTCCTGTGTTCTGCTCTGACGGGAGCAGCTCAGTTCGTGGAGACGAGCGAGACCGCCTGCGGCGTGATTGCGCCGAAGCCCCAGATGGCGTACCAGGCGAGGGCGTGCTCACGACCGAAGTCGAGAACGCCGCCGTCACGCAGCTCCACGGGGAGCGACACGGCATGACCGAAGGCGTTGTCGCCGATCATGATCGAGTCGTAGGTGTCGTAGCCGACGGCACCGACGTTGGTCTTGCGGACCTGCGTGGTCTCGATGAACACAACATCGTTGATGCGGCCGATCTCGCCAAGCATGAAGTTGCCGGGGGCCGCGTACTTCGTCACTTCGATCCACTCCGGCGTGTCACGCAGGCGGCGCGACTGGTGCGGGTGGATGAAGTGGACGTAGGTCTCACCGAGTCGGGGGATGTTGAGCGTGGCGAGCTGCTCGACAGCATCCTTGACCGAGTGCGGGGTGAGGAAGTACGCCTCCTTGGCTGCGGTGCCGTCGGCGGCGTCGACCGCTGCCTGGTTGACCGCCACGAGGCCCGGATCGTAGATGTTCGTCGAGGCACCCTGGAACGGGGCCGCCTTGCGGTAGCCGAACGCCACGTTGCCAGCAGAGTTGAGCAGCGTGTTCCGGGCCTGGAAGTCCATCGAGGCCGCCATGTGACGGCCAAGGAGACGGGAGCCCGACGCCATGATGTCGTCGAACGAAGCGTGCAGGAGCAGCTCCGAGACGGCGATGGCCTTGCCCTGCTCCGCAACGCTGATGCGGAACTGGAAGGCGCTGAGGGCCGACGTGGTCAGGCGCACACCTTCGGTGAGTTCCGCTCCGAGCGTCTCGTTGACGTCCAGATTGTTGTACTTGAGGAAGTTCACGGTCAGGCCGGGCATGACTCCCAGCTCGGTCTTCTTCACGGCGAACTGCTCGAAGCGCAGAATCGGCATGGCCTGGAAGAGGATCTCCTTCGACCAGATGGCCTGGATGGCCGGGGTCAACGCGGATGAACCTGTGATCGCAGTGCCCTGCGGGTAACCCTGGGTGACGATGCCCGACGGCGCGGGCGCCGCCTGGACGCCAAGGAACGCACCACCCACGGGGACGGCTGCGGGGTTGGACCCGCCGCTGACCCCCGAGTACAGGTTCCCTGAACCGCTGATACCACCAGCAATGTCTGGCATGACTTACTTCCTCCTCTGGAGAATGGTTGAGTGATTTCGATGTGTGGACAGCTAGTTCAACGCTGTCCGTAGAACTGCGCTCGCCCTGCGGCGTGCAAGGTGCCCCGGTGTGCGGCGTACTCCGATGGTGACATCGCCCGGATCTGCTCGGGCGTGATCGTCTTCTGCTCCTGTTGCTCCTCCAGAGGACCGTTGCCAGTCGGGGACGTGGAGCGCACTCCTTGCATCCCCTGGATTGCTTGCTGGCGAACGGCCATTGCGCCCTGAGCGATTCGCTCGGAGCGCTCGATTGCATCCGCTATGGATGCGTCGATCTGCTCGGGTGTCTCCCCGGCGACGTAGTCGGCGATGTCGGGGAGGATCAATGCGGCGTTGGCGGACAACGCTGCTGAACGGTAGTCCCGAAGCTGTTGGAGCCGACGCTCCTGTTCCAGCTCCGCCTTGGCGATCTCCGCCTCGGTACGGACCGTGGTGATCTGTTGCTCGAACTGCTCCTGAGTCTGCCGGAGCAGGTCACGAACGGTCATCTCCTCTTCGGCCTTGGCCTTGGCTTCCGCCTCGGCTGCGGCCTGAGCGTCTGCGGCTGCCTTGCGGGCTGCGTCGCGCTCGGCCTTCAACTCCTCCAGTTCCTTCGCCATCGACTCGATGCGAGGGTAGACCTTGTCCTTCTCCTGCTTGCGGAACTCTTCGACCTGTGCTTCGGTGAAGGTTCGTTCCCCGTTGGTCTGACCTTGCTGCGGTGCGGGCTGTACGACTGGACCCGTGTCCTGTGTTCCCTGTGCGAAACGGCTTGCCGGAGTGGCGGCGGGCTCGACGCCCACAATGAAGCCATCTCCTGTAGACACGGTTGTATCAACGTTGCTCATGATTCAGTTTCCCCTGTGGATGTAGTTCTACGGTGTGTTCGGAAGCTATTGGTTCGACGGATTCCGGTACTGAGCCAACTTCGTTCCGTAGGCTTCTTCGACCAGTTGTTGTGCAATGTTCGCCACTTCTGGCGACACCGCAGCGGGTGCCCCTGTGCTTCCTTGATCGCTGGGTGATCCAGCAGATGTAACAGTAGCGCCGTTGTCCTCGCCGGGCGGGCCTTGGCCATCTGGCGGCATGCCCGTGAGCAGGAAGACAGCCATCGATGTGGCCGCCTGACGGAGCTGCAACGCTGCTGCTTCCTTCTGATCCTCGATCAGCTCAGCGAAGATCTCGGCCATCTTCTCCTCGGGGAACTCCTCGCCCAGCTCGCGCAGAGCGCCCCGCTTGGACTCCAGACCGAGGTTCATCTTGGCCATGATCTCGTTCAGCTTGACGAGGATGTCGACCGGCAACGGGGGTGGCCAGTGGACCGACGTCTCGTACGTGTTGGGGTCAGCCGGGTCGAGCACGAGCAGTGACCCGTCGGGCGGGGCGGCGCTCTCACGGGCATCGAACTGGAGCGTCCACGGCTCCTTCTGGAAGAGGGTGAGCAGGACGATCTCGTTGATGCGCTGGAAGCCCGAGGTGAACTGGAGCTTCTTCATGTTGTAGCGGTTCATCAGGGGCTGGTACTGGATGTGGAGCGCCACGCCGCTGGTGTTGGAGATCGGCTGCATCTGGCCGAGGGCCTGCTCAGGCACGCCGGTCATCTCGTGCATGACGCGCTTGATGACGTCCATGTAGCCGAGCGGACCGGAGAGGTCGACGAGCGACTGGAGGTTCTCCACCCGAGCATCCTTGGGCAGGGTCCACGTCTTGCGGGGGCCCTTCTCCAACTGCGAGGTCTTGGCGCCGGTCACGACGGTGATGGGTGCCGAGTGGTAGTTGATGATGTCGCTGATCTCCAGCGCCTTCTCGTTGTACTCGCGGTTCAGGGCCACAACGTCGGCGATGTCCGGCGTGCCCCAGGGTGACCCTGAGACGGGGTTGTTGGGGATGTACACGATGGGGATGACGCCGAGCGGGTTGGGCCGCGAGTCAATCAGCTCATCGTTCACGAACTCCTCGATGCCGGTCTCGGAGATCCGCTCGACGTAGGTCATGACCTGGCGGGTGCCGTCGGCCGCCGTCGTCCAGAAGCGGTACTTGAGCTTGAACGACAGCATGCGCTGGCGGTCGTGCTCGTGCCACTGCGGGAAGCAGTGGGCCGGGTTCATCGGCAGGATGCGCACACGGCCGGGGTGGACGCGCCCCGTCGTGTCGACGTAGGGATCCTCGTACGCCACCTTCACGAAGCAGTCGCCCGTGACGCCAGCGGTCTGGCCCATCTCCCACAGCACAGCTTCCTTGCGGTTGTCCTGCTCCCACACCCTCTTGAGGAGTGATGGGATGATGGCCGCTGTGGCCGGTGGCGTGCGGAAGGTGATGCCCTTGCCGAAGGTGAAGTTGGTGATGTAGTCGCTCAGCGCCCGCACGTAGTTGGCGGCGAACTGCGGCTCGCCGACCTCGCGCCGATAGGCGTACATGTGGCCGAGGTAGTGGGCCCAGTACAGCGAGTAGCGCGAGAGCCGGACGCCGTGAACCTCGAACTCCTCGTCGGCCAACTCGACCAGACCGAGCGGGCTGATCGAGATGGTGAGGTCGGATTGCGACGCTCGGTACGAGGGAGGGTAGAACGACAATGCCATTAGCCCTCGACTCTACGCTTCACACGGAACCCGACGGTGTCCGCGACTTCAGGCTTCAGGCCCCACACGTCGGCCGGACCACTCATGTGCTCGACCTCGAAGACATGAGCCTCTCTCG